ACAATTACAATGTCCACAAACTCCGATTCAACATCAAACAATGCTGGAACGGGGAATAAAAAACTTCGTGGTGCAATCACTGTATTGCAAAACGATATTGACATGGCAGATGCAGTATTGCAGAATGGTGGAACTGCTCTAGCAGCAAATGACATTATTCAAGCTATTGCACTTCCAACTAACACAATGGTTCTACATGCAGGTATCAAGGTTATTACTGCAATGGAAGGTACAACTACTGACTCTTCTTTACTCCTTGGTATGACAGGTGGTGATGTTAATCAATTTACAGATGCATTTGATTATGATGGTGCATCCGTAGGTGATCATAGTGGGCCACAACTATCTAGTGCTGTGGCTACCTTAGTACCATTTTTTACTGCAGCAGCAGATACTATTGATGTAGAAATTGATGCATCAAGTGGTACTATTACTGGTGGTATTATTCGTGTATATGCAGTTTGCATTATCATGGATGATGTTACACAGTCAGGTTCAGCCGCTGAAGTAGACCGTGATCTACTGGCTTAACTTAAATTAAACATACTTTGGGGCTGGCTATATGCTGGCCCCTTTGGTACATCTTAAGGAAACATAATGGCATATAATTATCTAAGTTTAGTCAATGACGTAAACAAACGTCTCAATGAAGTAGAGCTTGTTAAAACACTTACAACAGATACTTTTTCTAATGCTATAGGTGAATATGCTATGGTTAAAGATGCAATCAATGTTGCTATAAGACAGATCAATCAACATGAATTTTCATATCCTTTTAATAGTGCAGTTAATAGCAGTACTGTAACTCCGGGAGTAGTGAGATATACTATACCTACAAATACTAAACACATAGATTATAAAACTGCAAGAATTAAAAAAAATACAACACTTAATGTTTCTGGCAATAATTTATCAACAATGACTTACTATGAATACATTGCTAAAGACTATGCTAATCAAGAAGATGATATACAATCGACTACTATTAATGCTCCGTCTGGATTATCAGCATCAGTAGAAACAATATCAGTTACCTCTTCAACAGGGTTTAGTTCAACAGGAACTTTGTATGTAGGAGGAGAACAAATAACTTATACAGGTATACTAGGTAATGATTTCACAGGTTGCACTAGGGGTGCTAACAGTACTACAGCAGCAACTATTGCTGATGATGTTACGGTAACACAGTTTGATAACGGTAATATACCTAAACATATTGTACGTACCCCAGATAATAATTACTTACTGTATCCTTTTCCAGATAAACAATATACATTAGTCTTTGATTATTTTACTTTACCTACAGACTTATCTGCTGCAACAGATGCACCAAGTTTACCTGAGCAGTTTAGAACTGTTATTGTAGAAGGTGCTATGTACACAGCATATATGTTTAGGGGTGAAACACAAGAAGCTACTATTATGAAGAATAACTTTGAAGAGGGTATTAAAAATATGCGTACTCTTTACATTAATAAGTATGACTACATTAGCTCTACTTTAATTAATAAATCAGCAACTTCTTCTATGACCAACAGCAGAATTAATTAATGCCTACAACTAGAGAAACTTTCCCTGTAGAATTTAAAGGTGGCTTAGTTACAAACATAAGCCCCCTACAACAAGGTATTAACATGCCGGGTTCTGCAATTACTTTGAAGAACTTTGAGCCTTCTATTGTTGGTGGATACAGAAGAATATTAGGATTTTCTAAGTTTGCTGCAGCTAAGATACCACCATATGGATTAGCTGTTGTAGATGGAAAAGGTCAAACTGGTACAAGTTTAACTATTGCTAGGACACATACTACACCTGTAGCAGGGGATACATTTACAGTAGCAGGTATAACAGGTACTTTTACTATAACAGGTTTGTCTTTTGATGCCACTAATAATAGAACTACATTAACATTAGGAAGTAGTCTTGGTGCTACAGCAATAGTTAATGGTGCAACAAGTAGTACTACTGCTTTAGTATTAGATAATAATTCTGGTACTATAGAAGCAGGAATGGAAGTTACAGGAACAGGTATATCAGGAACTGTAACTGTAGCTAGTATAACTGATCAAAATAATATTGTACTTTCTTCTTCACAGTCTTTAAGTAATGATGTACCTTTAGAATTTAGCCCATTAAATGGAGCAGCACTAACATTTAAAACTTATGATACTGCATACAGAACACAAGGTATGGAAGTATTTGGTGATGATGTTATAGTAGCATTAAACTCAGATATTTATAAAACTTCTGGTGGAGATGTTGCATTCACTAAAGTAAATGTACCTGCATATGGAACTGTACTGGTTAATGGTGGATCACAAACAGGTGGTACATTAGCAGTAGATGGACTTACTGTTGCCCCTCAAATAGGGGATATGTTTACAATAGCAAGTGTTGACAAGGTTTATACAGTTACTTCTGATGCTAGTGGTACAGGTGGGCAGACACTTGCTATAAGTCCTGACTTAGCTTCTAGTCCTGCTGATAATGCTGCAGTAACATTTATAAGTTTAAACAGAGAAGGTGCAGGAAGAACAAGATTTTCTGAGTATAACTTTACAGGAACACGTAAGGTTGCAATAGTTGATGGGGCTAATCCACCTGCACTATATGATGGCACTACCTTTACAGAATTAACATCAGCACCAGCAGATGTAATATCTGCAACACATGTAAGTAATTTTAAAAAACATATCTTCTATGGTAAAGCTGATGTAGTTTCTTTTTCAAGTTTGTCGTTAGATAGTAATTTTGCAACAAGTGGAGGTAGTTTTAGAGTTGGTGGTTCTGTTACAGGATTGATACCTTTTAGGGAATCTCTTGTAATATTTACAGATAGAACTATACAACAAATATCAGGTACTGGTGTAGGTAACTTTGCATTAAAGCCTATCAGTGAAGACATTGGGTGTATTGATGGAGATACAATTCAAGAAATAGGTGGAGACATTATGTTCCTCACCGCTGATGGTTTAAGACTATTAGGTGCTACTGATCGTATTGGTGACTTTGGTTTAGGTATTATTTCTAAGTCTATACAGAGTACATTAGGTGACTTTATACAGTCTGCTAGTTTATTCACTAGCTTAACTGTAAGAGCTAAATCACAGTATAGATTGTTTGCTTTTAATCCTGATCAAGTTGGTGCTGCAGCTAAGGGTGTAATAGCTACACAGTTTGCACCTGAAGGTGGTGAAGCTTTTGCTTTTGCAGAAATACGAGGTATGGAAGTATTTTCTGCTTCAAGTAAGATGGTAGGTTCAAACGAGGTTATTGTTTTCTCTGGTAATAATGGTTTTATTTATCAGATGGAAGACGGTAATAGTTTTGATGGGTCTGATATATCTGCTGAATATTTATCACCATACCTACCATTAAATGATCCAAGAGTACGTAAAACAGTATACAAAGCTAATTTATTTACAGATCCACAGGGTGCTGTTAATTTTACGTTTAACTTAAAGTTTGACTTTGATGAGCTAAACTCCGTACAACCTGCGGCAATAACTTTCTCTAATGAAAGCGCACAGATTGCTTTTTATGGAGTAAACACATTTTCAAAGTTTGGGACATTAGCCTCTGGTACTGCCGTTACTACTGGAACACAAACTATAACAGTAGCAGATAATACTAACATAGCATTTGGAGATACAATAACTGGAACAGGTATACCTAGTAATACAACAATTACTACAACAGGCACAGCACCCGTAGGGACTACAACTACTATTACAGCTAAAGTTAATGAACCTGTTGCAACTGCAACTGTTAATGGTGCAACTTCTAATTCTACTTCATTAGCTGTTGATGGTAATAGTAATACTATTTTAGCAGGTATGACAGTCACCGGAGCAGGTATTACAGGAATAGCTACAGTAGCCAGTTTATCTAGTCAAATTAGTTTAGTACTTTCTCCTGCACAAACATTAAGTGATGATGTAGCTTTAACCTTTACTAAAAAAGAACAGTCTACAACTATTGCAGTAGATAATCAAAGTGCAACTATTTTAACAGGTATGTTAATAACAGGTACAGGTATAGATAAAACAGTAGTTGTTACAGCAGTAGCAACTAATAGCATAACAATTTCAAAACCTTTATTATTAACAGATAATACAGACTTAACATTTAAAAGCACAACAATTGATATAAGTAATTATTTATCATCTAATATAAGTAATGTTAGGGTTACAAACTCAGCATCAGTGTTTGGTGGACAGGTACAAAATTTATTTAAAACGCAAACAGTAGGTACAGGTTTTACCACAGCAATTCAATTTAGAAGCGACAGTACAGACCCACCTTTTTCACTTGACACAGTGACATTAGAATACGGCACAAACACAAGAAGGTAAGATAATGGGAACAGGTTATACAAGAAACGATACAGACAATAATATTGCTGACGGTAATGTTATTAATGCAGCAGACCTTGATGGAGAGTTTGATGCCATTGTAACTGCTTTATCTACCAGTGGTCACACACATGACGGTACGGCTGCTGAGGGTGGGCCAGTAAGTGTGGTTGGTCCTGCACAGGATATTACTGTTAGTGCTACTATTGTTTCACCTAAATCAAATAATGCAATAGACTTGGGTACAGATGCCTTAGAGTTTAAAGACCTGTACTTAGATGGTACAGCTTACATTGATGGACTAGGTAGAGACTTACTTGTCGCTGGTACAAATAAAGTACAGTTTAATGCTACAGGAAATTATGTAAGTGCAAGTAGTTCTACTATATTAGATATTGTATCTGCTGGTGATATAAACCTTACTCCTGCTTCTAGTGGGGATATTAATATACCTGCAGATAAAGGACTTACATTTGGTGATGATGGTGAAAAAATTGAAGGTGATGGAACTGATTTAACCATTAGTTCATCTAATGATCTTAACCTTACTGCAACTACAGACATTAATATCCCTGCAGATGTAGGATTAACTTTTGGTAACGATGCTGAAAAGATTGAAGGTGACGGTACAGACTTAACTATCTCAGGTAATAATATCAATCTTACTGCTGTAGCTGATGTGAATATCCCATCGGGAGTAGGGTTAACATTTGCAACAGCAGAGAAGATTGAATCTGATGGAACAGACTTATCAATTACAGTAGGTGCAGGTGGAGACATAAATATACCAACTGACATTGGCTTAACTTTTGGTAATGACGGTGAAAAGATTGAAGGCGATGGCACAGATTTAACTATTTCAGGTAATAATATTAATCTTACTGCTGTAGCTGATGTTATTATTCCTACTAACGTAGGGTTACATTTTACTGATGCTAATGAAAAGATTGAATCAGACGGTACAGACCTGACAGTTAATTCTGGTGCTAAGATTAATTTGACTGCTACTTCAGATGTCCATATTCCTAATAATGTAGGCATTGTATTTGGTGGGGCTTCAGAAAAGATTGAGGGTGATGGCACAGATTTAACTATTTCTGGAGCTAAAATTAATTTAAACGCAACAACAGATGTGCATTTAGCTAACGATATAGGAATGGTATTTGGTAATGCCGGAGAAAAAATTGAAGGTGACGGTACTAATCTTAGGATCGATTCTAGTGCAGAATTAGATATTGTTGCTCCTACTATAGATATTGATGCATCTACTTCTGTAGCTATTGATACTGCAGCAATAACAATAACAACAGACACTGCAAGTTTTGTTTCTGCAAATTCTACTGACCCTGTAGTAATCATTAAAAATACTACTAATGATGCTAGTGCATCAACACTGCGTTTTGAAAAAGACAGGACTTCTGGAACTGGTGGTTCTAGTGGTGATGATATTGGTACAATAGAATTTAAAGCAGGTGATTCTGGTGAAACTCAAGAAGTGTTTGCTAGTATACTTGGTGAAGCTGCTGTAGCTACCAGTGGTCAAGAAGGTGGTAGACTAACTTTTAGTGTTGCATCTAACGATGGAGAACTTAACTCTGGTTTAATAATTGTAGATGGTGATGCTGAAGATGAAATTGATGTAACTATTGGTAGTGCTGTTGGATCTCTTACTACAATAAAAGGTGATGTTCTTTTAGATCATGATGCTGCTGTGCTTGGGTTTGGAGTAAATAATGATGTAACTCTTACACACGTTCACGACACTGGTCTTTTATTGAACAGCACAATGGCATTGCAGTTTAACGATGCAAGTCAGTTTATAAATGCGCCATCTGCCACCGTGTTGGATATTACTGCTACAGACGAGATTGAACTTAATGCTACCGCCATTGATCTTAATGGTACGCTTGATGTGTCAGGCACTGCCCTAGTAACAGGCGTCCTGACCACCACGGCTGGCACTGTGTTTAACGGTGGGTTTGCTGCGGGAGGTGTAGGTACGTTTGCTGATGGGTCAGTCTCAGCACCTTCAATTACAAACACAGGTGATCTTAACACAGGCATATTCTTCCCAGCGGCAGACACGATTGCGCTTGCTAGTGGCGGTGTGGAAGAAATGAGAATGACTGCTGGTGGTGGCATAACGGTTAACAATGCCCAAAATGCTAATATTAATTTTACTGTTAAGTCTGGTAGTGTGGCAACTGCTTTATTTGTGGATGGGTCTAGTGGTGATATAACTATTGGCACTGGTGCTGATCTTATTACAAACACAGCAGGTACATCCAACCTACGCCTTGGCGTCAACGCAGGTGATGCAATAGCCTCTGGCGGTGATTACAATACTGTCATAGGCGATGAGGCAGGTACTGCAATTACTACTGGGGATAACAACGTAGCTGTAGGTTATCAATCTTTAGGTACAGAAGATACAGGCAGACAAAATGTAGCAATAGGTTATCAGGCTTTAGCAACACAAAATAAAGATGACACAAATTTAAATACTGCTGTTGGTTATCAAGCAGGAACAGCAATTACTACTGGTGTTAGTAATGATATTTTTGGTGGAAGTGCTGGTGATGCTTTAACAACTGGCAGTTTTAATGTAGCAATAGGTAGGTCTTCTTTATCTTCTGATACACTAGGCTCAACAAGTGTTGCAGTTGGTCACGCTGCTTTAGCTACTCAAAATCAAACTACTGCGGTAAATACTTTCAACGTAGCCGTTGGTTATACTGCTGGTAATGATATTACAACAGGTACTTCTAACGTACTTATTGGTGGTCTAACTGGTGATGCATTAACTAGCGGATTATATAACGTAGCAGTAGGAACCAATGCGTTAGGTGCAGATACACAAGGACAATCTTCTGTTGCGATTGGTGATAACGCATTATCTGCTCAAAATCAAACTACTGCGGTAAATGCTTACAACACAGCAGTAGGATCAACAGCAGGAGCAGCAGTCACAACAGGTACACTTAACACCCTTGTTGGTGGACTAGTAGGTGATGCTATTACTACTGGTGGCAGTAATGTTGCACTAGGTTATTTTGCTCTATCAGCAGAGGATGTGGGGAGTAAGTCTGTTGCTATTGGTACTGCTGCTTTAGGAGATCAAAATTCAGCTACAGCTACAGACGTTTATAATGTGGCAGTAGGACAAGAAGCAGGTAGACATGTCACAACAGGTACAGAAAACGTCTTAATAGGCGGTTTAGCAGGTGATGCTCTTATAAATGGTGGGCAAAATGTTGCCGTAGGACATGCTGCGCTTTCTTCTGAAGATGGTCATGGACAAAATACGGCTATTGGGTATTTAGCATTGGTTGCTCAAAACGCAGGAGCAACAGCTTATAACACAGCAGTAGGGTCACAAGCAGGAGCAGCAGTCACAACAGGTATTAATAATACCCTAATAGGTTCTGGATCAGGTGATGCTCTTACTGTAGGTAGTTACAATACAGCATTGGGTGGATTTGCTCTTACGGTAGATGATGTAGGTAGTAAAACTACTGCTGTTGGATGGGGTTCTTTACAAGATCAAAACATTGCAACGGCTGCCGATACTCACAACACAGCAGTTGGTTATAATTCTGGTGCAGCCGTTGCAACAGGAACCCTTAACACCCTTATCGGTGCTTTAGCAGGAGATAATATTACTTCAGGTACACTTAATACAGTAATTGGTTATAATAATGATGTATCAGCAGTTGATGATACTGCCTCAATAGTAATTGGAAGCAATGCTACTGGGGCAGGAAGTAATACGGTACGTTTTCAAACAAGTGCAGGTTCTTGTACAATTAATATTGATGGTTCTGATACCTCTTGGGCGGCGGCTTCTGACCAAAGACTTAAAAAAGATGTTGAAGATTGTGCTGTAGGTTTAGACTTTATTAAAGATTTACGTCCTATAACATATAAATGGAATGCTAAAAATGTTATTGCAGATACTCTTCCGCAATATGACGAAGATTCATCAGACCCTGTTTATGGCTCTGGAAAAACACAACATGGGTTTATAGCTCAAGAAGTTAAAACTGTTATTGATGCGTATAGTGGTTTAAAAAATGGTTTTACTATGTGGAGTGAAGATCCTGACGGGACACAACAACTAGCACCATCTGCGTTAATACCAATGCTAGTCAAAGCAGTACAAGAACTCTCCGCAAAGAACGATGCTTTAGAAGCACGTATAGCCACATTAGAAGGGTAAACATGGAACTGATACCACGACACTTTCCAAACGTAGGTGTAGTTGAAGCCCAACTACCAGAAGACGTTGTAGAAAACATATGGAAAGTAATCAATGAAGCAAGAGAACAACCAGAGGACATGAAGCCTGAACTAGCAGGTAACATTAGTTCTTCTATTAGGTTGGACGCAAGCTCACCTCTACTAGAGAAGTTTGTAGGTGAGGTACTGCCATCCTTTATGGACAGCCATATACAGAACTATGGCTCACCTTGGAGGGCAGTAATAAAGGAAGGCCAAGGGTTTAACTTGGAAAGCCTGTGGGTTAACTTCCAAAAGAAGTATGAGTTTAATCCACCGCATGACCACAGTGGCGTGTACAGCTTTGTAATATGGATGCAAATACCTACGTCCTACGCAGAACAACGTAAGCTACCTATTTGTGCTGAATCAAATGCGGATAATCACATATCTAACTTTGCATTTAGCTACACAAATACGTTAGGCAGAGTAAGTACCTTTGCGTATAATATGGAGAAAGAAGCTGAAGGATACATGGTTATGTTTCCATCACAAATGCTCCATCAAGTCTTTCCCTTTTATGACAATGATGGAGAAAGAATTTCAATCTCAGGCAACATAACCATAGAGGATAAATAAAATGGACAGAACAACAGAAACAATGATTCAGGCACACAAGGCATGTCTTGATGGTGCAGACACAGTAAATGTAGTTATTGCTACCCATGCTAAAGGTGACAGTGCTACAAGTTCAGACTATGCATGGGATTTAACGCATGACCAAAAGAAAGAACGTGTTAAACGCAGTGTAGGCTATCTCAAGCATCAAAAGGAAACTTACAGTGATTGGGGTGATAAAGATTTTACTGTTATCAATGCAGCAATCACTGCAGCAGATGCATTTACAGGATAATGGACATTAACTGGACAGTAGTAACAATAGTAGGTGCCTTACTAGCACAAGGTGCTGCTATTGTCTGGGCTGTGTCTAGCATGGTGTCTGACATTAAGTACAACAAATCTACTATAGCTGAAGTAGAGGCTAGTACTGCAAGACTAGCTGAAGAAATACATGAGAATGATGTAACTATTGCAAGAATAGATGCAAATGTAGAGGCAATAAAGAATGCAATGCACTCCATAGTCGCACAGAGATAAAATTATGATTGATCCCATTACAGCTTTTACTGCAGCCTCTGCAGCCTTTACTGGGATTAAGAAACTCGTACAGACAGGCAGAGAGCTAGAAGATATATCAGGTCAACTAGGTGCTTGGTATGGTGCAGTAGCAGACATAACTAGGGCTGAGAGCCAACGTAAGAACCCAACGTTCTTAGATAAGATGTCTCACGGCACTGAGTCTATTGAACAAGAAGCAATGGACATTGTAGTACGTAAGAAGACCTTAGCTGAGAAAGAAAAAGAAATAAAGTTTATGCTTGACATGAGGTTTGGTTTTGGGACTTACGATGAAATGCTTACAATGCGTAGACAAATACGTAAAGATAGAGAAGATAAAGTCTACAAAGCAATGGAAACAAAAAGACAGATAGCTAACAACATGGCTATACTTGGTTTGTCAATAGGTATTATAGGTATAATAGGTGGTGGTTTGTATTTAGTTATGTCAGCAATGTAATATGGAAGCAATTATCCTACCCCTAATACTAGCAAATAGTTTGCTTAACCCTGAGTATGTCCAGTGTAATCTTTGGAAGTACACAGAGAGTGAACGAGAAGGCAAGGTATGTATTTACTTAGGTAAGAATAAAACGATAGCATATCACTATGCACAGAATAGTTTTCGTGAATGTCCTAAACAGTTTCAATGTAAGTACTCACCTAATGCTAAAGCTAAAGTAAGCATTAAAGATATACTCAAGGGATTAAGTGATGGCTTTTAAACCACAACTAAAAAGACTTAAGGCGGATTTTAAATGATAGACTCAAGAGTTAATACCAATATTAATACAGCTAACTCACGTGCTGCAGCAGTTAATAAACCAAACCCCGGTATGATTGCTGAAAGAATTATGGCAAAGTTTAATCTACCTTCCGTAGAATCTATTAAAGATAATCCTGTTGCACTGCAAGTATTAAGAAATGTATTAGCTAAAACTAATACTTCTCCTACTCCAATGTCTGCTGCAGAAGGTGGGTCTGTACCACGTAAAACTACTATTGAAGGTCAACCACACGCACTTGCTTATATTAATCCTGAAGAAGAACAGATGTTACGTAAAGCTGGTGGTTCAGGTCAACCCGGACCCGGTGGTGTACCTGCTTATCCTACAATATATAAAGATGGGCAAACTTCAGAAGTTAGTGATGGTAGTGTAGACCTTTTTAAAAGTATGGGGTGGTCAACAACACCTCCTGCATACACTAATACTGCTGTTACTACAGATGCCTCTGCTGAGGAATTAGCAGATCTTGCCCAACTACCAAAAGAATCTGGACCTCAAAATATTTTAGCACAAGAAACGGAGGCAAAGGATTATGTTAGTAATATTACTGGAGATCCTCAAACTGCCGTTACTGATTCTAATGAAGCACTTAGAGATTTAAATCTTACATTATCAAGTTTAGAATCTCAACAAGGAACAGGTGAAAATTATAATGAAAGCCTTCAACTTCGTATAGATGGAGTAAAAAAAGAAATAGAAGGCGCAACAAAAAAAGCCGGTGATGCTCAATCAGTATTATCTGATGAACAAAATAGAAAAATAGCTGAAAAATCTTACACTGCTGCTCTTGATCCAACATCTTTAGTAACTAAAGCTGATGTAGCAAGTTTAACTGATGCACCAATAGATCCTGCAACTGGTTTACCAAAAGAAGAAACTCCTGAAGAAAAAACTGCTAGGCTTGCTAAATTAGAAATAGCTGAAGGTACAGGTAAACTAAGTGAAACTGATCCAACAATTATTGCTGGTACAGGTACAGCCTCTACTGCTGATTCTGCGGTAGAAGTAGGAACAAGTCTTGCAGGTACTACAAAAACTAAAGATGATGTTGAAGATGCATTAAAAGATCTTGATCCTGCAAAAGGTACTGTTACTAAAGATGTTGAAGGTGCTGTTGGTAAATTATCTGATGGTGCTACACCTGATGCTAATGCTATGGACCCTGATTATATCTCTGAAGTAACATCAGGTACACGTAATGTTTCTGAAGATGAACTTGCAAAAGCTCAAGGTTTAAATGAGACAGCAGTAAAAACAAAAATAGCTCAAGCTGATATGCCTGATAGTATTAAGGCAGCACAGACTACAGTAAGACCAGAAGAGATTCCTGCCGCTGCACAGATAGCTGAATCAGAAATGGCTCAAGCTGAAGCAATCACAGCAGATGGTTTATCAGATGATGCTACTGCTGTTGCTAAAAAAATGGAAGCATTTAATGTAGATGATGGTACATTAGCTGAGTTTAAAGAAGGTAAGATAGAAGCACAAGACACTGTGCAAGGACAGCTTGCTAACCTTATGGCACAGTTTGATGACGGTACACCTGCATGGGCTGCTGGTGCTATGAGGGCTGCAAATGCTGCTATGGCTGCACGTGGTATGGGTGGTTCTTCTATGGCTGCTGCAGCTATTGTACAAGCCTCTATGGAGTCAGCACTACCTATTGCAGTGCAAGATGCTAATGCTTTTCGTGAAATGAAGTTAGATAATCTTGGTCGTCAGCAACAAATTTCTTTAACTAATGCTGCTGCCCAACAAGGTGTTAAGTTACAAAACTTTAATGCTGAACAAACAACCATGCTTCAGAACTCACAGAATGCATTCTCATTACAAACACAAAATCTCAGCAATATGCAATCTGCTGTCTTAGCTAATGCTCAGATTAAAGCTGCATTACAAGGTCAAAATCTTAGCAATCAACAGCAAGCTAACATAGCAGAAGCTGCAAGATATGCTGAAGTAAGTAATCTTAATCTTAATAATCGTCAACAAGCTTTACTACAAGACAGTGCAAATACTTTACAAGTTAATCTTGCAAATCTTAGTACTAAGCAACAAGCTTATACAGCTAATGCACAACTTGCAGCAGCACTACAAGGTAAGAAAATTGATAACAAACAACAAACAGCTATCTTAAATGCTGCTAAGTTTAGTGAAGCTAATAACTTAACTTTTACTGCAGCACAACAAGCTGAGATACATAACTCTGAGTTAATGAAAACTGTAGGTTTGGCAAATCTTAATGCTAAACAAGCAGCTACTCTACAAGGTGCTGCTGCTATTGCTTCTATGGATATGGCTAACCTAAGTAATGCACAACAAGCTGCAGTTGAAAATGCTAAGAACTTCTTACAGATGGACTTAGCTAATATGAGTAATGAACAACAGACAAGTATATTTAAAGCTCAGGCTATGCAACAAGCTTTACTTACTGATGCTGCTGCTGAGAATGCTACTTCTCAGTTTAATGCTTCTAGTAAAAATCAAGTTGATCAGTTTATGGCAACACTTAAAAATCAAATCTCTCAGTTTAATACTGGGCAAACTAATGCAATGGAACAATTTAATGTTGGTGAAGAAAATGCTGTTGAAAAATTTAACTCTGAATTAAAAAATAATAGAGAACAATTTAATTCTGGTCAAGCACTAGCAATAGCACAAGCTAATGCAGTATGGAGACAAAATATATCTACAATAGATACTGCTGCACAAAATGATGCTAATAGAACTGATGCTGCTGAAAAGAATGGATTGACTGCTAAATCTATTGATGATATATGGCAAAGAGAAAGAGACGTAATGTCATGGGCTATTGCTAGTTCTGAAAGTGCAGCAGAAAGAGCTATGAATTTGTTACTTGGAGATATGGATATGGAAGAAGTTAGACAAAAACTTGCATTTACAGAAACAACAGCTAAATCTGCATGGATTAATACATTACTTTTTGGTTCAAATTCAAGTGGAGTTTTTGGTGCAATTGCGTAAACCATTGCTCCAGGCGACGACGATTAGAAAAATGGGTAAATAAATGACATTACAATATTATACAAATTGGAAGAATGCACACGAAGCTAGAAAGACAAGGGGTTTTTCTGAGGGTGGTTTTGTTTCTGCAACAGGTGCAGAGCTACCTACTAATGTTGATATTTCTAGGGGTGCTAAAGGTAGATTAGATTCTATTATGGCAAGAAGAGCTTCTAAAAAACTTACTAAAGAAATGCAAAAGATGGCTGAAGAATCTTTAGGTCAACAGTATATGAATGCATTTGCTGATGAAAACGAACAGTATCTTACAGCCGGTCTTGAAACAGTTACCCGTGATCCTGATGCAGTGGTATCAAGTAGTGCTCTTAGTGACGATGCTTTACAAAAAGAATTTTTAAGTATGTTACAAGAGGGTGCAGAAAAAGGACCACCTATTGATCCTAAAAAAGGTCTTGATATTCGTCCACAAAAAGCTGAGTCTTTAGAACAATTTACTTTTAATTTTATTGTGGGTAAAGAAGGTTTTAAATCTAAACCTTATGATGATAGAAAAAAAGGTGCTTCTAAACCAGTTTGGCGTGGGGGTTTTGGTAGTGATACTTATACTACAAAAGACGGTAAAGTTTTTACTGTAAAACAAAACTCCGTTATATCTAAAGAAGATGCAATTAGAGATTTAAACCGTAGACTAGAAACAGAGTTTATACCAAGAGTTAAAAGAAGTGTTGGTGCAAATACTTGGAATACTTTAGGTGACTCTACAAAAACAGCTTTAACTTCTTATATTTATAACTATGGAAATATTGGTGAGTCAATTATTAAAGCTGCTAATTCTGGTAGTGCCCGTAAATTAGCTGATGCTGTTCGTGCAAGAGCTGTAGATAATAATGGTATTAATAGTGTTAGAAGAAATGATGAAGCAGACTTAATTGAGTCTGACATGACTGGTCCAGAGTTAATTGTTAAGACAAGGAGAAGAAACCAATGATATCACAATTTTCTAATAGACCAATTCCTGGACAGTCCTTAACGACTACTCCAAAGAATGCACAGTATGAGCAACCACCGCAGATCACTGACCCAGAAAAAGCTCTTAACTTTCACCTAAAAAATATTTCTAAACCCAAAGCAATGGAAGACATCTTAGAGTTTGTTGATCAAGGTGTCACCATTCGTGCATTAGTTGAAGGGATACTACGTGGTGGTGTTATGAATGGCATACACTCAATAGATGTAAGTTTAGTTATTGCTCCTGTAGTACATGAGTTTGTTAGAGGTATACCTTTAGCTGCTGGGATTGAGTTTAGAGATGGCTTTGATGAAGATGACGAAATTGATGAGGCTATGTACAGAAGAAAGAAACCTGACGTAGAAGAAGAAGAACCTGTTGAGGAACCTACTGTACAAGAAATGCCAATGAAGGAAGAGAAACCTTCTGGCTTAATGGCGAGGGTGTAAAGATGGCTATGGAGTTAGGTTTCTGGACTGGCATGCGTGAAGCTCAAGTTGATCGCATCAAGAACAAACAAATACAAGACACACTGGACAAAGAAGAAAAACGTTATCAAGAAGGTCGTGCTGATAAAATAGAAAATCTTAGATTATCTGAACTAACTGGTTTAAGAGCTGCTCTATTACCTCAAGTATTAGATAAATTTACTAATGCTAAAACTACCCGTGATTCAATTAATTTACAAATTAAAACTTTAGAAAATTTAAAGTTACGCCCTGACATAGCAAGAGCTTTAGTTAAGTCAGGTCAAGCTGGTAATGTTATTAAAACTGCAGAAAAAGATAATGGTTATCTTCGTATAGCATACCTTAATCAAATAACAGAAGCTGTTGAAGATGCTTTTCCTGCGGCAAATGAAAAAGAACGTACTGCAATGATTATGAAGGGTTATAATTCACTTGGTAATGACATGAGTGATGGTAATCAAATAGCATCTATTATGGGAACTGTTTTTGGTGCTAAAACACAAGAAGAGTTAATGACTAGTATTGGTGCTCTTGATATAACTATCCCTGACTTTGCTGGTACTGCAGATGCAATTAACATTAATTTTGCAGAGGGAAAACCTCTTGCTCAAGGTACTCTAACTGCTATAGGTAGAGAAACTAATAGACGTATGGCTACTATACTTGGAGCTGGTGTTAAATTTGTGCCCGAGGCTGGTACTCCGGGTTCACTAGAGTATAAAAGTACCGACTTTGGTCAAAATCAAGCTGCAGAAATTGTAGGAAAAGTCACTGAAGTTGTCACTAGAATCCAACAAACCTCCCCTGATTTTTATGGGAATCAAAACATAGTCTTTAATAAAGTTGAGGAGATGGTACAAAATGGTTATGCAGGAATAAATATTATTCAGTTCTTAGACAAGGGTATAAAAGTAAATCCAAATACAGGTAAGATATACTTTGTTGAAATACCCGCAGCCCCTTCAAGACCAGAAAACCCATCCGAGCAAAAGTTACCAAGGCTTGCCATTCCCGGTTTTAATATAGCTGAAGATGAACTAGACGACTTAATTAATCCACCTACATAAAGGCATCCACACACATGGCTGATAACGTAATTCTTGCAGACTCTTCTGGCTTTCGTTCTCCAATTAATCTGATTGATCAGGAAACAAATCTTACTGCTGGTGCAGCAAAGCCAGTGCTACCTAAACTTGACCCTGATTTAGACTATGTGCAAGACGTAGAAGGTAAAAACTTTATGGACCTAAAAGAAAACATTGAGTTTCAAAAAGACTTAGTACGTTTTTTTAATGGTGGTAGATATAAATATACTAAAAAAGAAATTAAAGATCGTGGTGCTGAAGGTTTAGCTGAAGAATTTGTAGAGCATATGCGTTTTCAAGATATGAACGAAGCTACTCAAATTAAAGATTTATTTTATGCTAGGGATAGCAGGAATAATACACCAGATGAACTTGCTGCATTTGGAAGATTAATATCAGCATGGGATGGTTCTGAAAAAGGTGGCACAGGTACACTCACAGCCGTTGGTGACTATGCTGCAGGTATTCTTTCTGCCCCATCAACTTGGGCTAGTCTTATAGCTATACCCACAACACTTGGTGCTGGTGCTGTAGCTGGACAGTTAGCTAAACAAACTGCTAAAAAAGGTATGCAGTTAAAGTTACGTCAAGTTCTTGCTGATCTTGTAGCAAAGAAAACAACTGCTCAGATTTTAAAGAAAGGTGTTACTTCAACAACACTTAAAGGTGTTGGTGCAGGTATGGCAGTAGAGGGTGCACTAGGTTACGGTCAGATTGAAACACAAGAAGCTATCCGTAAAGAAGTAATAGATGAATACAGGGGCATGTCACCGGGACAAAAAGCTCTTGCTACTGGCCTTCAAGCAACCTTTGGTGGTGTGACTGCAGGTTTTGGTTCATGGTTAAACGTAAGGTCTGCTAATAGTGCTATTGATACTCTGTTTAAACAACAACAACAGATTGAACAACAAGCTACTGCAGGTGCTAAGAATGCTTTAGCTACTCTACGTTCTAAAGTTGGAAATCCACGTACAGAAAAAAATTTAAAGAACACTTTAGGGCGTCTTGTTAAAATGACTGACGCATTAGAAAAAAGAGTTGCTAGAAAAGCAGGACAAAAAGCACCACTACCTGCTCAAGGTGTAGCTGAAGGTCAAAAAATTCTTAATGAAATCTTTGCTGAAAAACCAAACACTAATATTATTGGTGGGTTATCTTCACAAACACTTCAAGGTATTACTGCTGCTACTATTGAGATAGTAGAAAAACTTGAAATTGGTCCTAACGAGAGAATTAGTACTGCTGTTGCTAAGGCTATCTCTAAACCAGAAGGTTCTCCAGGAGCTGTTAGCACTAAAGAAATAACAGATATACTAGATAGTTATGCTATAACTAGAGAGGAGTTTAGTAACGTATACCTAGCAGAACTATCTGAAGCAGGTACTACCCTTGGTCAAGCTGGTATGATTAGTAGAGCTTTTGATCAGGCTAAACTTCCTAGATTCCGTAGTGATACAAACAAAGATGTAGAAGCTTTGTTGTCTGACATAACAACACTAGGTAAAGCTGGTATCTCAACTGTGGATGACTTACTTGCCAGACAGGAAGTAGACCTTGCCAGTAAATCTAACTTTGGAATGAAGTTGTACAAAGGTATACAAGAACTAGATGCTGTTCGTATTGGCTTTATGACATCACAGCTTGCTACAACAGCACGTAACGTAGGATTCTCTGTTGCTAGACTTGGTGTAGATGCTAGTGATCAAGTCTTTAGAAGTATTCTTACAGGTACAGCTAGGGCTGTTGGATCAGATATTCCTCACACACCAGCAAGAAATACTTTTACTATGCTACGGGGAATGTCTTATGATAAAGACATGGCTCTTGTTGCTAGAACAATGTTAGAACAAGATCTTCCTGCTGTTTATAAGAAGTTATTTAGAGATACAAGTAGAGTTGAAGTAGCCACAGGTTCACAAACATTTCTTGCTAGGGCTTCAACCTTTGTTAATACTTTGAACAGTGCTACTGACCATGTGTTTAAACAAGCAGCTTTCTATGCGTCTCTTGATAGGCAACTAGCAGAAGCAGGTAGTAGTTTTGCAGACTTTGCAAAGTCAGGTAAGACAATGTTAGAGATTGACCCTGATATACTAGAACGTGCTGGTCGTGATGCATTAGACTTTACATTTCAAAAAGGGTATGAAGGTTCTGATACAATCTTTGGTATGGGTGCTAATTCTATTATAAATTTAAATAGAAAATTACCTTTTGTTGTTTCTGGTGCAGCGGGTTTACCTTTCCCAAGATACGTAGCAAATCATATGGAGTTTATGTTTGACTACGTACCTCTATTAGGTGGTGCTAAAGGTATCTCTGAAAAGCTTGCTCAAAAATACTACGGCCCTGACTTCGCCTTTAGTAAAGACAAGGGACAACTAGAACGTTGGTCAAAACAAATGACTGGTACTTTAATGTTTACCGGTGCATACTATGCAAGAGCAACTCAAGAAGGTGAAACAGATTTTTCAGATTTTAAATTTTCTGAAGATGGAGATGTGGCTAAGATGGGACCAATCTTAGGTGCAATGGGTGGTCATGCTTTAGCTGCTGACTTATTGTATAGATACGTAGAGGACTTACCTCTTCCTACGGATAAAATGTGGCTTTCAAATGCACTAGAAGTTACAGCAGGTATGGGTAGCCTTGGTTTTAATACTGGTGTAGTAAAATCTTTTAGAGATTCTCTTGAACAAGGTTCGTTTACTGAGGGTAGTAAAAGAAAAATGGCTGATATTCTTGCTACCTTTACTTACCCCGCTGCACCAGCTAAAGATTTTCTTGCTCAGGGTGATCCAGAGAAATCCTATACTAGATACAACCCTGATCTGCAGACCGATGCGAATATGATTATTGAGCTAGGAAAATGGGGAGAGTTTAACAGTCGTGTTAGTAAGTTTATACCACAGTTTGATTGGATTAATCATGCTAAGTCTGTGAATAGTGCTACAAGTTTACCAAGATATTCACCGTTTAATCCACGTCCCATTGGTACTATCAACCCTGCAATGAAACAAATTGTAGGTATTGATGTACGTGCTCAGTCTGAAATACAAGAAGAACTATCTATGCTTGGTTTAAAAGAGTATGACTTATACAAAAACTCAACAGTACAAAATCCTGTAATCAGGTATGTAGTTGAACAAAGGCTATCACAATATTTAAGTAAAGAGTTTATACGTTGGAAAAAAGAACCTCAAAAAAGACTAAGTGGTAAAACTTACGACGATCTTCAGGCTGTAGATGCTGATGTTAAACGAGAAATTTTTTCCACTTGGGTTACAGATGAAATTAAAGCTGTTGTTAATCAAACAAAGTTGAGATGGCACGGAAAAGAACCTACAAAAGATGAACCAAATGGTATTATTGGGTATAAAGACATAGCACCCACTTCAGCAGCAGGGTATATTAGGAATATGTATATGATTCAAGGTAAGACACCTATTCTAGGTAGACCTAGATTTGATATAGGTGCACAAGCTATACCCAACTCTAATTATGAAACAGCAGAAGAATATTTGTCTGAATCAACAAGTCTTCTTGATGAATTAAATCGTAGACAAATGCTTATGTACTATGCAGACAAAGCTGAAGATGATACAAAAGCTGAAAAAAATCTAGGTAACTAACCCTCCTCACCATCCAACATAAAGTCTGCCCACTCATATGATGAACGCTTTACTTCAGACATATTTAAAGCCCCTCGTCCACCTGAAAGTATTCCAGCAAGAGCTTGTCCTGCTAGGTATCTTCGGGCGGTCAGGGGCTTTATCATGTTTGGGTTACGTTTTTTACGGGTGTACTTCTTAGCTTCTTTCTCAAGATTGTTCATGCTTTTTTATCTTTTCTAAGTTTTTAAAGTATTCAGTATTAAAACCAAACTCCCAATCTTTGTTGGGTTTACTGTTAATCGGGTAAGGATTGCCTAGCTTACCCTTATTAAAAGCTTCTCTACCTTGATCGTATGGTCTCACTTGTGGACCTCCTTCATTGCTTCACGCATCTTCTGCATGTACCAATTAGCTTTGTCCATGTCTTCTACAGGATTCTTCTTGTACCTGTGTCGGTGTTGATACTTAATCATATTACCATGACAGTATGCAATGAAACCTTCAATGCCTAACACTTGTTTAATATAGTCAATACATTCTATACCACCTACGTTATAATGTAAAGGTTTAGTTACTGGATCAAAGCACTCTTCAAGGAAGTTGTCAGTATTTATTTCAGCTTCAAGTTTTTTGAATGGGTCATTGTTTTCTGGTAGTGTCCATTTAGTCATAGTTCTATTAGCTCCGCATTAGTGTAAGGAATATGAAAGAACCGTTCACCTTTTTGAATGTAACGTCCCTTGGCTTCTTTAAGACTTTCTTTTGTAAGACAAATATCTTTAATGCGCCAAACTTGTTCCATGTCTTTTCTAAAAACATAAAAGTTTAACACACCATTCACACCGTTATACTTATCTAACAGTCTTTGTTTTCGTTCTGGTATCCTGATCTCAGCCCAATGCCTAGGCCAATCACTATCCCAAGCTACCTTTACCTCTACCTCATTGAAGTAAGTGTAATCATCTTTCTTTGATATTACATCAACATAGTAGTTTTCTTTTGTGTTTACAATAGTATGTCCTTTACTTTCTAATAAAGATACAAGTTTTTCTTTTGCAGCAGTATCGTATGCTTCATACAAAGCCCTATTGAAAGGTTTTCTTATAGCCAAGTTATGTTCCTTTGGTATTAAGTAGAAGTGTCTACATCCTTTGGTATTTTTATACAAGTAGAATAGAACTTTGCATTAGTGCTAGGTTTAATTTTTTCAAGCCTTGCACCATCTAACAATTTAAAATATAAACAGTCTTGCTGTTCAGAGAAAACTGAATTGGGAGTATGAACTGCATACCCACCATCTAACATTAATACTACTAAGTATACATACATAATATTACTCCTTTGTTATAAGCAGTTTATACACTTACTTAGGTGTAGTAGTTTAATTAATCATTTCAAAGATTGCTACAATAGTCATGAAGATTGCATACATTTCTAGTCCTGTCATTTTATACTCCTTTCTATGTTATGTCTACCATTTCACACACGTCACCAGTACATGCCATGGTCTGCATACCTGATGTATTATCCTCTGCTTCATAGGATGATAGCTTTGTCCAATCAATATTCTTAGGCATTCGATCTAGTAAAATATGATAGTCTGTAGCTACACATTCCTGATAAGGTGCTTGTTGATATGTGTGTTCATTGAAAGGTAGGAAAGACACACCTGACATTTCATCAAAGTGTTTATACACAAATGCTCCTACCTCAAACCATTCATCAGCCCTGACATTAATTGTAACACTAGGCTTATGCTCACACCAATGACGTTGATACATAATCCACATTTCTAGCTGCTCTATTGCAGTCATGTTAGCAGTATGGATAGCACCATCAGGTGACTTCATTGGAAAACTAAACACTGTAGTCTGATCAGGCTTCATAACATCTGCTTCACTAGGGATGCCTTGATCCACCATAAACTGTGTCAGGGGATCTTTGTTGTCAGCTCGTACAGTCCTAATGTAAAAAGGAGAGTGACGTGCATGAATACCAGAAGCACTATCCACCAATTGGGAAACTGTTCCTGATGGTTTAACGCAAGAGATAGCAGTAGAGACAGGGATACCCAAACGGTCAGCCCACTCAGTATTAGTAGTAATAGCAACATCTTTTAAATACTCCAATGTATCTGATAGCCCTTTGTTCTCCATAGTCATTAAAGGATTATCCATTATCCCCGTGAGTGACACACCAAGCAAACGTTCTGCTTCTGTATTGTTAGTCCACACCTTGCGCAAGTACGGGAAGTGTGTGTAGGTTGCTTGAATAGTTCCAAGGATAGTTGCAATTCTGACTTTACGTGCAATATCTTCGATACCATCTGACGAACGAATGACAACCTCTGAGAGATTGCAGAACTGATTCGGCCTAAGAATGATCTCTGAGCAAGGGTTTGTTCCGAACTCATAGCAAGACTCTCTACGGCCATTCTTTGCAGCTTGTTTAACTGATGCTTCTCTGTTGAATATTCCACGTTCACCACTCCCACTTTCCATAAGAGCACCCCACTCACGCATGAAAGCAATACTATCAGGCTTTTCTGAATAGGACACCGAGTTATTAGCCAAGGCACGATGAGCTGCATTCTCCCACCAGTTCCCTGACTTGGCATGACGCATACGATCATCTGATAGATTGGACAGAGAGATCATAGCACTACGTCTTACACCACCTACTACCACTACCTCACCTATTTTACACATCAAGTCATGACACTCAATACTAGATAATCTACGTCCTTCTGCACCCTTAAAAGTATTAACGGTAAACATAAACAGATCAACTAAAGGTGCAGGACCACTAGCCCTACCACCAAATGTCTTTAGCCTTGCACCTGCAGGGCGTACCCTGGAAACATCCCACTTAGGAATTTCCCCAGCCCATAGGAGTGCTAAAATTTGTCTGAGTCCTTTCGCCCAACCTTCCTTACTGTCCTTGATGACAACCGTAGTCTCACTATCGAACAAGGTAGGAACATCAGGGAGCTTAGTGATGAACTGTCTCTCAACACTGAAACCAACCCCCGTACCACAAAGCAAGATGAACATAGCCTCATCGAAGGACTTAGGGTCATCTACGGGTAGATAGCTACAGTTATACATACAAGTATTGTCACGCATACTAGCCTTACCAGCAGTCATCATGGACCTCATGGAGGGCATGACCTGTAGTGATAAGATGTGATGACGGATAAGATCAAGGTCAAACTTTTCACTGGTTACTGGCTTGATAATGTTATCTATGTAACGTTCAACAGTTTCAGTCCATGTCTCACGTCTGCCCTCATCTTCAAGCCACCTTGCGTAACGGCTGGTTGCAATGAATGTTTGATAATCAGTAGGTAGATAGTTACTCATCTATTATCTCCGCTTCCCTTTAGTGTTCCCCTAGCTTCTCTTCCATCTAACTTTACCATGTTCTGTGCAATGATAGCAGCTAGATTAAACCCGTAGTAGTTAGCCAATGCTGTGGTATAGAACAATACATCACCTAGTTCCAATAGAATATCTTCAGGAGATACCTTTGTATCATCACGGATACGTTTCTTTATCTTACCTGCAACTTCCCCAGCCTCTTCACAAAGGCCAAGGGTGTTCTCTGTTAGACGATCTTCAGGTAAAGTAATAATCTTACTTTCAACCCACTCACTGTAACCCTCAAAGGCTTGCATGTCTTCATTCGTCATCATCTACTGTCTCATCTGTTAGAGATTTCTTAAGTCTTTGAACTAACAAGTCTCTTACAACATTGAGACTGTTTAGTTGGTACTGAAGACCAACAGAAATGTTATTGTTATTTATCAACTCTTGATAAACTTTACCTTGATCTTCATTAAAGTCTTCTGAATTATATTCTATATCGTCTAGTGTTATTTTAGTCATGTCGTGTTACCTCACACATTTCTATTGTTATGTCATCCAGATCATACAAAACATCTTGGATAACTTCCAGGACTACCTTAGAGCTTTGTACATCATCAACCTCCAGAAAGTTAGCTGATGGATCTACTTTTATGTTTAGTATAACCTCATATTTCATTCTCAGAAACCCCTAGTTATACGCAAGAAAAGAATAATGTCAAGCTATGCATCATACTTATCCCAATAATTTATTTCAAGGGGTTCTATACTAACATTAAAATGTTTAACCCATTCATTAACATCCTCTTCATTCTCAAACCAGTAGTGTATAGTTTCTAGTTCACCATTAACTTCTGCTTTGCAGATTAAAAGTTGTCTACAATCGTCGGGAAACTCTTTATAATTTTTACTGTCCTCTATTGATATTGGACCTGATATTATCCCCCAAACTTTTACTGCTTGTTTCATAGTTACTCTTTCTTCCAGTTCTTAAGGAGATCAGTATAATGATCCATACCTACCATGACAACCCAAGGCTTTCTATCTGAACGAAAGAAAACTACAGGCTCTCCTTTGCCATGCTTAGAGGCTTGTTCTATATAACCATATACAGTTTTAAACCCACCTTTCCTACGTTTAACCTCTATACTAATAGGCATCTTCTTACGGGCAGCAGGTGATAGCTGGATGTCTTCACCAGTATCACCCATAGTAGTGCTCTTGATGTCATCAGGTTCAAACTCAGGAAATGTTTCTAGTAGTTTATCCCTGACTTCTTGCTGCCCTGTACGTCCTTTAGCTTTGGCTGATCTTGTCTTGGTCAACAGGTGGCTCCCATAACTGATCTTCTTCTCTTCGTAACCAAAGCAGCCTAGCATTCTCAATGACACGATCTGCATCACCTTCATATGCTTCAACACAAGTATTCCACAGTTTGATTTCTGTGTCACACTCATTAAGTATCTTATCTGCTTTGACAGGTCCACACCTATATAAACCTTTGATGTTGTCAGCTTTGTCTCCTGTAAGTATCTGACTGTAGAAGTATTTCAAACCAGTAAACTCACCAACAGCACTTAGTTCCCTCCTTGTAATGTTGTAATGATAGCATGGTATTTGTAGCATATCTTTATCTATACTGGCGACCACCGTAGTCATCCCAAATTTGGTTGCTTCTATAGCAATAAGATCATCAGCTTCCTCGCCTTCGCTTACGGTGGCTTTGTACTTGGTAATCATATACTCTCGTACATGCGGCAGGTGTATTGGTTTAGCTGCATCTTTACGATTACCTTTGTACTCAAGGGTCTTTGCAATATCAAATCGAAAATTACCTTTACCTGTTAGATATACTTCATAGTTATCGTCAGCAAAACCCTCAGTATCACTAAGGATTGTGCTTATTAGTTCATCTACTTTTAACTCAGCATCTTTAGCAGTAAGNTCATTAGANGAAAANCCTGCTCGATATGCAATGATGTCACCGTCAATTAGAATTTTCCCTGACATGATCAGAACATCACTTCTGAATCTTCTAGTGCAGGTGACTNAACAGTANTCACTGATGTAATAGGAATATCATCATCAGGCACATACTCAACAAGCTTGAGTACTTTTACTTTNTCTAATCGTGTGCCTACAATACTCTTCATCTTAGTATCATAGACAGTTACAATTACTTCTACTGTTGATCCATTACCAATGGTACCATCTATGTCATAGTCCCAAGGCTTACCATCTGCTTTGACTACTTCAGGTGGTCCACCTTGCCAAGCATAACCTGTGTTAAACTTACGGATAATATTTACCATGGTACCCCGTCCTTCTGGATCAGGCTTACCCCGTTTCATAGACTTAGAAGCTTTAAGCAATGCCATGTTTGCTTCATCTAGGATTAGGTTTATAGTACAAGCACCATCACAACCTACATAGGCTTCTTCAAAGCCCAGCATATCACGATTTTCTGCAAACACTTTAGCCCACTCTGCAATTCCAGTTAGTTTTATCTTACGTGTAGCCATTTGTTGGCCCTCCATATGTTAGTGTATTTCACTATACCGTTGACCATACTGCACGTCAATGCCTAAGTCAACATTTAATTTAAGTTCTTTATTAAGTTTTTCAATAGCCCAAGTCAAGTCTTTTGTGTGTTGTTCCTCATCACCCTTCTTAACTAGGTTAATGCTTTCATCATGGAACTGTCCAATGATATTACCCCTCTTAGTTCTATATAGTGCAACCCACTTGTCAAAACAATAGGCGCCTGTAGATTGATTGATAGTAGAGAAAGCATCTTTCTCGTACCGTAGGTTATGCCAGAACTTACTTACTGGATTTTGTACCCACATCTCACCGTCTAGCTTCTTGATCTTCTGATCCTCAGCAAACTGTCTGACTGACCAGTTACGTTCCCAATAGGCATCAAGCAATGCAGAGGCTTCACTAACAGACATACCTGTCTCACGTGATAGCTTTGCTGCACCTACACCATAGGTAGCTGAGTAGTTGACCACCTTATAGTTCTTACGCAATGTCTTGAGACTAACCTCACCTGAGTTGTGCTTGTCAATCTGTTCCTGCGTGATAGCACCTGCATGTTTAGCTAGATCAAGGTGTGGATCAAAGCCATTCCTAGACATCTCTTCTACATAGTTAGGATCATATGGTTTCATATAGTGTCGCTTGGTTGTGTCTTCAAGAGACGTCATGTCAGCACCACACAAGGTGTAGTCCTCATCAGGCACAGTAAGACAACCACGTATCTCCTTACCCCAAGGCTTGTCTACTCCGGGAAGATTGACCAGAGGTTTTCTGTGCTTGAACCTTAGTGTGTTAGTCAAGCCATCAATCTCAGCCTTAACGTAGCCGTTGACCTCAGTCTCAATAAAACCGTAGAAGATACCTAGCCTATGCTGAATAACAGTCAGCCCATCTAGTACCCCTACTGCTGGGTTGTCCTCAATAAGTAATTGAACAGATGGTGTAAGCTCACCACCCTTGCGTATCTGTGGTACTTTCTTTTCTTCTCCTGTCTCCTTATTCTTGTTGAATTTATACGTACAAGGTTCCCAACCTAAACTGTACAGCCACTCCTTGACTTGATCAGGTGAGTTGGGGTTAGACTGATCAACACCTTTAACAACAGAGACATCCCCTTCATAACTTTGGGGATACCCATGCTCATCTAGTAGATCAAACCAACGTTTGCCATGTGCTGACAAAGAGTTATCTTTCTTGGTCATTACCTTTGGCTTAGTCTTGATTGACATAATCTTACGCATAGGCATGACTTCTCTAAGCTCTGACACCTTATGGTCTTGCTGCTCTTTGAGCTTGTCAATACTAGCCTGTGCTAACTTTATGTCTAGCTTCCAGCCTGATCTTTCAGCCTCTGATGCACAGTTCATCTTGAACGAGAGGTAATTAAAGAACTTGTCTAATGTCTTTCTGTCTTTATAGACAAGCATGTATCGCTTAAGCAAGTTTTGCCATAGCTTCCAATTAATCTTAACGTCCTCTTCACATCGATGTTTATACACCTCTATGTCTTGATTGGCCCAATCAGTTACAACAGGCTTGGGTATACCAAACTCTTCACCAAATGTAGCAAGCCCATGCTTACCCCTGTCGTAGTTGATTACCCATGACATAGGTAAAGTATCATACACCTTTGCTTTTATCTTCATAAACAGAAGTCTTTCAAGCACTGGTATATCATACCTAACAATGTTGTGACCGATGATACCATCAGCATTCCACAACAGGTGTCTCATATCATCCTCATGTGTAACGGTATCGTATTCTTTACCGTCTGTAGTATAGGATAGGCAATGTATCTTGCTTGGATAAAGACCATCTGTCTCTATATCAAATACCATCATGCTGCCATATCACTCCTTTCATTATACACTTGCTCACTTATCAGTGTGGTTTCAGGATCGTAGTATACTGACCCTGCATGTCCTAACTTAGCAAAGGGTCTGTTCTTGTCAATGATAAAGTTGGTTGTGTTCTGAATAATTTCATCCTCAGTTTCTACATCACGTTCAATCTTGATACAGATGATTGCCTCTTCCTCTAGTGATGCAGCATACTTGGTACGTCCATCATCGTTGACCTGAGAGATAAAGATCACACCAATGTTCAACTCTTTAGCAAGCTGTGCTGAACGAGAGCCTAGTGTGGTCAGTGTACTGGTAGCACCATCAACACCTGAGTTAGACAGGTAGGCCAGACGTTGCACATGATCTATAAAGATAAAGCCAGCACCATAGACACTAGCAGATAGACGTATGTATTCAAGAAGCTTGAGAGGATCATCGTGTGACCTCATCTCAAAAACAATAGTACGTTCACCTTTGGTGGCTTCTTTAGCTGCTTCTATTACTTTGTCTTCAGAGATATTATTCCCTCTTGCATCATCCTTGGTACGGACATTGCAACCTAATTCATAAGAAGCCATAGCACGATAAGTAGTACTCTTCATCTCCTCCATGTGTAGCAGGGCAATGCGTACATCCTCTGTCTTGAGCAGCCCTGTCTCAAAGTAACGGATCACCTCAGTCTTACCCATACCACGGGGTGCCTTGATGAATGTGATACCACCCTTGACCAAGCCCCGGAGCTTATCATCAAGACCTGTGTGTCCTGTTGGGGTATATTCATAAGGGTTTTCATTACGTATAGCTGCCTCTACTTCCTCATCAGAACAGAAGAAGTTATCAGGTGAGTATCGTTGTGGTTTAAGTGCTGCCCACTTGAGGTCTTCACTATCACCCTTGGTCAGGAAGTCATTAGCATCCTTGTGCTTTGACATAGGGACATACCAGAACTTATCTGCTAATGCCTCGTATAGTTTGTCAGCAGCACGTCTACCTGCATCATCCAGCTCACCAGCATACACAACTTCTTTAAACGAGTTGAGGTATGCGTAATTAGTCTTGATAAACTTATCACCTATGGATGCGCTGGGCAGTGACTTGACAGGCCACTTCTCACCAAGGATCTGATACAGACTAGCAGCATCAAACTCACCCTCAGTAATGTAGATACGTTGTGATGAGCCTGAGTTAAAGTCAGGTCCAAACAAGTGGTTCATACCTAGACCACGATCCTTTATCCAAGACTTGGACTTGTCGTTGTAGTCACGATACTTTACTGTGTGTGGATATTTGTACGCATAACGTACAGGTACACCACCTTCACCTGTCTGTACTTGGATGCCATACACCTGACACACATCAGGCTTAAGCCCACGTATCTCATTGAAGGTGCTGCCAGTGACAGGTACGTTCATTATGTTTACCCTTTCTTTTACTGGATAGGATTGCCTTGCCCAGTCAAAAACTCTTACACTTTTCTTTGCGGGATAAGAGTCACCGCAACTATGACAGAAGCCATAGCCATCATCGTTCCAGTTGAAGGCATCACTTGAACCACAGTCTTCAAACGGACACGCTTGATGTGGATTGTCTGGCATCTGATTCTAAACCTTTCATTACTAGGTGTACAAAACCTACGTTGAATATAGCAGAAAATGTTTCAGGATCAAGTTCTAATTGAAGAGTAGCAGAACCATCTTCATGCTCTGTTATATCAGTTATTTTTATTGTGTCAACCATCTTTTATTTCCTTATTATATTTACGAAACCTTTTATTGTAAGAACGTTTAATTTTCTTTAACTGTCCAGCTTTCCATATGTAAAACTTACGTGCTTTAGTAAGCCCATCGTACTCATCACCACCCTTCATTGGTATACGTTTAATCATCGTCAATCTCCTACTACTGGGGTATTAGTAATGGCAAGTATTGACCCTTAACTAATACAGTGATATCATTTGTCATCTTCGTATACTAATGCATCCCATGAGACAGGGAATAGACCTAACATTACCTGATCAATCTGTTGTGCTACTAACTGTGTCTCATACTGTGTGTCAGTCTTCAATCTTAAGTTACACATATCAGCAAATGCGTCAAGGCTACCTGACCAATACCACTCTGTCATAGTAGACTGAGGTAGTACCATACGTGCTTGCTCTGGGCATACACTATGCTCTAGTAACTCGTTGTAACTGCGTAGTGCAGTATGATTGTAAAAACTTATAATGTCTGGATCAGGATA